AAAGAACAGTCAGATAAATCTGACAAATACGCAGGTGCTTATGTCAAGGAACCGATACCAGGAAAGTATGATTGGGTTGTTAGTTTTGACCTCAACAGTCTGTATCCTCATCTTATTATGCAGTACAATATCTCCCCAGAAACGCTCAGGGAGAGTAGACATCCAAAAGCAACTGTTGATAGAATCCTTGAAGGAGAGATAGAAATAGATGGTAAGGATGCTGTTGCTGCTAATGGGGCACAGTATAGAAAGGATAAGAGAGGATTCCTTCCAGAGTTGATGGAAAAGATGTATAACGAGCGTGTGATCTTTAAGAAGAGGATGATCGATGCTAAGAAGAAGTATGAAAAAACACCAACGGTTGCCCTTGAAAAAGAAATTGCAAGGTGTAACAACATCCAGATGGCAAAGAAGATATCTCTCAACTCTGCCTATGGTGCGATTGGTAATCAATACTTCCGCTATTATAAATTAGCAAACGCAGAGGCAATTACATTGTCTGGACAGGTCTCTATCAGATGGATAGAGAACAAAATGAACAACTACTTGAACAAAATTCTCAAAACACAAGAGGTTGATTATGTCATCGCTAGTGATACTGATTCCCTTTATCTTAATCTTGGTCCTTTGGTGGATCTTATATTCGGAGATAAAGAAAAATCTAATGAAAAAGTTGTCTCGTTTCTTGATACGATCTGTAAGGAGAAATTGGAACCGTTCATCGACCAATCCTACAAAGAATTAGCAGACTATTTGAATGCTTATGATCAGAAGATGTTCATGAAGCGTGAGAACATTGCTGATCGTGGTATATGGACTGCTAAGAAGAGATACATCCTTAATGTATGGGATAGTGAAGGAGTTAGATATGAACAACCTAAACTAAAAGTTATGGGTATTGAGTCTGTCAAATCTTCTACTCCTGCTTCTTGTAGAAATATGTTGAAGGATGCGTTCAAGATAATGATGAATGGCACAGAGGATGATGTAATCAACTACATAGATGGGTGTCGAAAAAAGTTTAGGACTTTACCTCCTGAGGAGATATCATTTCCTCGGTCAGTTAGTGATGTTCAGAAGTACAAATCCCACTCTAGCATCTATATCAAAGGAACTCCTATTCATGTCAGGGGAGCACTGTTGTTCAACCATTATATTAAAGAGAGAAAACTTACTAATAAGTATTCTCTAATTCAGAATGGTGAAAAGATTAAATTCTGTTATTTGAAAAAACCAAATACTATTCACGAGAATGTCTTGTCTTTCATACAAGATTATCCTGTCGAGTTAGGACTTGACAAATACATCGATCATGACTTACAATTTGAGAAGGCATTCCTTGAACCCCTAAAAATTATTCTTGATGCTATCGGTTGGAGTGTTGAGAAAACTGCAAACTTAGAATCATTTTTTGCCTAATGGACTTACCAGTCAATGATAAAGAACTCGCTACTATTATTGGTGCTTTGCATCTAGGTGGTGACACTGCTCTATATCAGAAGTTAAAAATTGTAAAAGAAACTAGAGATGAAAATCCTGGCGGACCTTATAAAAAAATTATCAGAGAAAAATATGGTATGATCATATGAATGAACCAGATGACAAATGGAATCGTGGACTAGATTTATTCATTGAGTCTGTTCATAAACCAGATCCTAAACTTGGGAACTGTGCTAACAACCAAAAATGTTATGACGAACTTATGCAAGTGCGTGATAATGTGCTAGAATACTTAAAAACATTGAGATTGTAATGGATTTTTTAAAGGACATAGTAAAAGAGATAGGAGATGACTACACCAAACTCGCCTCAGATATCGAAGAAAATGAAAGATATGTGGACACAGGTTCGTACATCTTTAACGCATTGGTATCAGGTAGTATATTTGGTGGTGTATCTAGCAACAAGATTACTGCTATTGCTGGCGAATCTAGTACTGGAAAAACTTTCTTCTCCCTCGCAGTCGTCAAGAATTTTCTGGATAATAATCCTGACGCTTATGTTCTGTACTTCGATACTGAAAGTGCTATATCCAAATCTTTATTAGAAGCACATGGAGTAGACACTAATCGTTTAGTTGTTATCAATGTAGTAACGATTGAAGACTTTAGATCTAAAGCACTAAAAGCAGTTGATAAATACCTACAAATGCCTGAGTCTTCTCGCAAACCATGTATGTTTGTGTTAGACTCACTAGGTATGCTTTCCACAGAGAAAGAGATCAACGATGCATTAAACGATAAACAAGTTCGTGATATGACCAAATCACAATTGGTCAAGGGTGCGTTTAGAATGTTGACCTTGAAACTAGGGCAAGCAAACATTCCCCTTATAGTCACAAACCACACTTACGATGTTATCGGATCTTATGTCCCAACTAAAGAAATGGGAGGAGGCAGTGGCCTCAAGTATGCCTCGTCTACAATCATATATCTCAGCAAAAAAAAGGAAAAGGATTCGCAAGAAGTTGTTGGTAACATTATCAAAGCTAAGACAGCTAAAAGCAGATTATCAAAAGAAAACAAAACAGTAAATATTCGTCTCTATTATGATGAGAGAGGTCTCGACAAATATTATGGACTACTAGAGTTAGGGGAACTTGGTGGACTATGGAAGAATGTTGCAGGTAGATATGAAATTAATGGTAAAAAAATATATGCTAAACAAATTCTTGCAAAACCAGATGAATATTTTACAGATGATATAATGGAGAAACTTGACGGTATCGCCAAGCAAGAATTTAGTTATGGTTCTTAATGAAAGATCGTATAGAGTTAACCATCTTAAGGACATTCATTCATGATGAAGAATACTTAAGAAAAGTTCTTCCTTTTATTGACAGAGAATATTTTGAAGAGCGTATTGAAAAGATTATATTTGAGGAGATATCAGATTTTGCTCAGATATATGATAAGTGTTTAACAACTGAGATCCTTTCCATTGAGATACAGAAGAGAGATGATATTTCTGAGGAAGAATATAAAACTGCATCTAAGTTATTAGAGACTCTTAGTGAACCTTCTACCCATGATCAATGGTTATTAGACACTACAGAGATCTGGTGTCGTGACCGTGCTATATATTTGGCACTCATGGAATCCATTTCTATTGCTGATGGAAAAGATGACAAAAAAGGAAGGGATGCTATTCCTAGCATTCTCTCTGACGCTCTGGCTGTTTCTTTCGATAATCATATAGGTCATGATTACTTAGAAGATTACGAAGCAAGATACGAATCGTACCATAAGAAAGACGAAAAGATTCCTTTTGACTTGGAATTCTTCAATCGTATTACAAAAGGAGGTCTTCCTAACAAAACTCTTAATGTTGCTCTCGCAGGTACTGGTGTGGGTAAGTCTTTGTTTATGTGTCATTTTGCTAGTAGTTGTTTATTGCAAGGTAAGAATGTTCTCTACATTACCTTAGAGATGGCAGAAGAAAAAATTGCAGAAAGAATAGATGCTAACCTATTGGATGTTAATATAAAAGATATTACCGATCTTCCTCGTGTATTGTTTGAAAATAAAGTAACTAATTTATCAGAAAGAACACAAGGTCAGTTAATTATAAAAGAATATCCTACTGCATCTGCACACTCAGGTCATTTCAAAGCACTACTTAATGAACTAGCGTTGAAGAAATCATTTAGACCTGATATAATATTCGTTGATTATTTGAATATATGTGCATCATCCAGATACAGAGGAGCAATAGGTGTTAATTCGTATTCATATATTAAAGCAATTGCAGAGGAGCTTCGTGGTCTTGCTGTCGAGTCTAATGTACCGATTGTTAGTGCTACTCAAACTACTCGTGCTGGTTTCGGTTCTAGCGATGTTGACATTACTGACACTTCAGAATCCTTTGGACTCCCTGCTACTGCTGATCTTATGTTCGCTCTCATATCTACTGAGGAATTGGAACTAGTTAATCAGATAATGGTCAAGCAATTGAAGAATAGATACAACGATCCTACTCTTAATAAGAGATTTCTTGTAGGAATTGATCGTGCAAAGATGAGATTGTTTGATTGTGAGCAAGATAATAATGGAGAGTTAGTAGATGCTAATCAAGAAGTAATAGAAAAACTACAGGAAGATAGAACCTCTGATAAATTTGCAAAATTAAATTTCTAATGGTTAAGTCTGCAGATAAAATTTGGGATGAGGTTGGTGAGATAAACAATCTTGAATTTGAGTATCATTACCTTGGTAAAGACCAAGATATACCTGTATTAATTGCTAGAGATGTCTTTAAATATCCTGATAAGGTAGTTGAATTTACTAATACACTTCCTTTCTGGGAAACTAGAAACATGACTGGCGATGAGATAATCAGACCAGGTTTAACTTGGGAAGTATCTCCACTCCTTTCTTATCAATTTACTTACAAATTATCCAAAAGAGTTGGTAAAATATTTGGTGTTCCTAGACCTAAAATTTTTGATGTGTATGCATCTGCAACTGGTGGAAAGATGACACTAGATCAAAGTGGAGGTCTATGTTGCTATCCTCATACCGATGCTCATCCATCTCAACCTGCACAAGAGACTCAAAATGTAGCATTAAATATAAATTTAACAAATCATGGTGCTGTTAAGACTGGATTTTGGTCTTGGATGAACAAGAAAAGTCTGTTAGATTTCAATATGGATGAGTTAAATGCTTTGAATAATTTTCAAAGTAGACATGAAAATGTCAATACTTCATCATGGTTTCAAATGAAAGACTATGAAGAGTTTAGATATGAAGATGCAGTAACTATGCCTTATAATAGTCTTTCTGCATACTCCGTCTATAATTTACATAACCCATACATAGAACCTGACTGGTTTAACATCTCCGATAGATTGACTTTCACAGTTTTCTATGGTATAATGCCAGAGGATCTGGATTTTCCTGACGGAGATCTTGAAATTGTTACAGCGTCTTGGGATTTCTTTAGACTAACGACGCTACATAATTATAATCCTGAAAATACACGACCCTTATAGTCATGCCAACTAATTCGAGTGCTATTTCTGACAATGATTTTACTAATCCACAGTCAAGAAGAGTAGCAACCCCTCCAAGAAAACCAAGATCAAAAGAATTTTGGGAAGCAGAACCAACTGATCCAGAAGTACAAGGATGGAAAGATGATCCTAATGATCCCACTGGTCCTCAAGTAGGAAGTGTTGCTAATCAGAGTTCAAAAAGTCCAATTGCTAGTGCTCCAACACCACCTAGACCATTCAAACAAGATGATGCAAAGGTAACAATCACTCCTGATTCAGTAACAGCAACAAAAACTAACGCTAAGTGGACAGAATATACTAAATTTGTAGACGCTGTTACTAGTGATGAGTCTAAAGTTGCATCACAATTCATTGCTCGCACTGCACAATTGCAAGCAGAAGGATGTAAGATTGAGCGTTTGTTAACTGCTGCTGTTGGTATATCTGCTGAAGGTGGTGAGTTCTTAGAAATCGTTAAGAAAATTGCATTCCAAGGCAAACCTTATGATGCAGCAAGTATCAATCATCTAAGAGTTGAACTTGGTGATGTATTATGGTATGTTGCTCAAGCATGTATAGCATTAGATGTATCTCTTGATGAAATTATCGGACAAAACATTGATAAATTGTCTGCTAGATATCCTGATGGACACTTTGATTCATACTTTTCAGAGCACAGACGGATAGACGACCTCTAAATACTTAGAAAGTACTAGAAAAAATGCCCACTTATTTACAAGGTGGCGAACAAACTACCGTCAACTCAACAATAACGGAACTATTTCCTGCAATCGCCTTCAATAGTGGTAAAAAAATTACTACTGCTGAAGAGATGCAGGAATTTATATCTGCAGCAAAATTAACTGCTCAAGGTGCTAAAAAATCTTTTGTAAATGATAGTAATATTAAATCTGCTGAAAAGTATATAACATTAATGGATAGTATTCGACCAAGTATGAGAACTACTAAGTTAGAAAATGCTGTTGGAATAAAAAAATGGTTAGATGAATACAGTCATCAAAGATTAATTGAAAAAGTTGTCTGGGGATACAGAGAAAAACCACAAGGTGTTCCCGATAATCATGCAGGAGATATATTTGTATACTTTAAAGACAAAACAACTCTTCCAAAAATTTTAGGAGTTAGTTTAAAAGCAGGAACTGCTAAATCTAAAGAACCAAAAATGAATTCTTATGTTGGTTCTAGTCTTAGGAAATCAGTTTTTACAGATACTTTTCCAAAGGCATTACCAGAACTAAAAGATGAGTTGTGGGATAAAGTATACTCTAAAGTTCCTAATCTTCCTAAAGAAGTTACTAAAGCAAACTATTTAACACTAACAACTAACAGACAAACTCCTCATCCTATACTAAAAGAAAAAATTTTATTGATGTTTAAGTATGAAAAGAATAAATTTGAGGACTTATATAAGGAAATGAACCTAGTTTGTAGAAATAAATTTATTTCAATGATCAATGATAATGCTAAGGGTTTAAACTTAACTAAACGATGGATAATGGAAGAGTTTAATCTACCAAAAGATAATGTAGATGTTCCTCTAGTATTAGTCAAGGCAGTTGGTGCAAAAGCAGAAGCTCAACTAGCATCTGTAAAAGATTTTCTTCCTGCGGTTAGTAAAGTTAAAGCATACTTGAGTCCAAATTCTGTTCAAGAGTGGTTTATTGATTTAAAAGGAGATAATAATCATAAATTAACATTACTAATGACAATAAGAAGTGACTCAGAGTATAGAGAACAGAAACAAAAGGGTAAACTTGGTGCATATACTATGCTAAAATTATTGTATCGTGGTGCTAAGTGAGAATATATGTTTTATCATGATATCTTTCCGACTAGAATTTACAAATATAATCTAGATGTTACAGACCTAAAAGCATACATGCTTGATAGGTATAATTCATACAAAAATCATTCTGTTAATGAAACTCCTACTGGATGGAACTGTAATGTAAGAACTGAATACGATGGTGCCTTCCCTAAACATTTAAAAGAACATTATAATATTGTTTTACGACAATTTAGGGAGGACATTGGGTTAAAACATAGACCATATATCGATGATATTTGGTTGAATGCCTATGAAGAATCTCATTTCCAAGAACCACATTCTCATTTGCCAGGATTTTTCTCTGCAGTACATTATGTTTGTTATGATCCTGAGGTTCATAGTTCTACAGTATTTTTCAATCCTCAGATGGATGTATATTCTTTTATGTTTGATGATAGTTTCATGGATCAAGAAAAAAATTCTCACTTAAAAGAAAGCACACAATTTGATGTTGCAGAGGGGGACTTGATAATTTTTCCTTCGCATTTAAAACACTGTGTTAAAAAAAATAATACTAAAGATCTTCGTATGACTATATCATTCAATATAAATAAGATTGCAGAGGATACTAGAAGAGTGTTTGCTCAATAGCATGAAGAATTTTGCCCAATTCATAACTGAAGCTCAGACTAACGCAGCAAAGCAAGCATCAAAGCTTGGTTTGAAAGGCGATGGTCATGGTGCTTGGTTAGATCCTAATGGAAGAATTGTAGGTCGTACCATTGATGGTGAATTAGTTTTTAATAGTGGTCGCAAACCAGCACAAGAAACTGATCCTACTAGACCAGGTATGGCTGCTCGTGGTGTTGTGCCCGATCAAGCTCCACCTGCTGTGCCACAAGCACAATCAGAGGAAGAACCAGAAGAACAAGAACCAGTAGAGAAGACTCGTGGTACATTAACTATTGGTTTTGGAAGATTTAATCCACCTACTGCAGGTCATGAAAAACTTCTTAGCAAGATTGCAGACACAGCACAAGAAGGAGAGTACACAATATATCCATCACACTCAGTAGATCCACAAAAGAATCCACTCGATACAGAGGAAAAGGTTCTTTTTATGAAAAAATTATTCCCAGATCATACCAATAATATTGTATATGATCCTTCAGTTAGGACTATATTTGATGCGTTATCACAAGCCGATACACAAGGGTACTCCAGCATTAATATCGTTGTTGGTGCTGACAGACAGAAAGAGTTTGAGGGGATCGCAAACAAATACAACGGGCAACTCTATAATTTTGATGCGATTAATGTTATTTCCGCAGGGGAAAGGGATCCCGATGCTGAAGGTGTCGAGGGCATGTCTGCTTCCAAACTACGAGCCTTAGCAGCAGATGGAGATTTTGAGGCATTTAAGAAAGGTTTACCTAAAGCTGCTAAAGGTATAGTAGCAAGAGAATTATTTAATACGGTACAAAAATCTATGGGTGCTGCTGCCAAGACTGAAGGTGTAGAAATGTGGCAGATTGCTCCTAAACTTGCAGGAAATACACTGAGAGAGATATACCTCAACAAAAAACTATTTGACATAGGAACTTTGGTAGAAAATTTAAACCATGGCTTAATTGGTAGAATAGTTCGCAGAGGTGCAAACTATGTCATAGCAGTGACTAACGAAGGAATGATGTTTAAATCTTGGATAAAAGATTTGAGTGAGTATGTAACAAAAAGACCTGTATCTGGTGTTCCAGCAAGTCAAAGAGAAGTGGGTACTGAGTCGTATCGTGCCTATGTACAACAACTAACTCCATTAGAGAAGGTTAGGTCGTTTATAAATAACTCTAAGAAGAAAGCGTAGAGAAAGCTTCGATGAGTAACATTGACGAAACTGCTAAGGCATTAATACTGAATACTATTCAGAGTGTCTTTACTGAATCCACAATCGATGAACCGATTGTAGAGGAAACTGCTGTTGAAAAATTACGCAGAGAGGTTGCTGAGAAGATTGCTCATGATCTTCAAGAGAGAAAAGAAGCAACTAAGATGTACAAGTCTGGTGACGCTACAACTTCTGACGAAAAAGAAACAACTATTAAAGAGAAGAGCGTAAAGAATACAATTACAATTAATCCAACTCTTGAGGAAGAAATTGCACAGTTAACAACTGAGCAAATGACTGTTACTAATGCTGACAAGAAAGGTAATACACCAGCATACCAGAATTATAAGAAAGGTATGAAGAGTAAACTGACAGGTAAACCTTTATATAAAGCAGCAGATCATATGAAAGAAGAAGAATATGCTGCAGAAATGGAAGAAGGAATTGCACAGTTAGCACAGGAAAACTACCGTGCAATGAGAAATCCTGAGTCACAAAAAGATCCAGACGAATCTGATAAACCATATAGAGAGAGATCCAAGGCAGCAAGGATGCGAGATCCGAAAAGAGGGATTAACTCTCCAGCATTTAAAGAATTCATGCGAAAACAAGGCATGGAATCGTATAATCCCAAAGCAGCATTAACCGAAAGTACATGGTTAATGTACGAAAAAAAAAAATCTAGGTGAAGCAAAAGTAGATAAAGGTAGATCTGACTATGGTAAAGCATCTATAAGAAATTATAGAAGAATGGGTCCTGGTCATGATGATCCTGGCATGTTTGATCCCAGTGGTAAAAGAGGAAAGACTATTGAGAAGCGTAGAGAAGAACACAAAGCAAGAAGAGGTGTAAAGGGAGCAAAGGTTCCAGCATATAAGAGAGAAGAATACATTCCAGAAGAAGGATATGATCATTATAAAGATCGTATGGCTGAAAGAGGTATAGATCATAGGTCAAAAGAAACAAGAGAAAGATCTTACACACCTAGTAAACGACCTAAAGGTAAGACTGTTTACCAAAAAGAAGCAGAGAAAAAGTATGGTAAAGGTGCTACTGCACTTGATATTGTGAAGAAAGATATTGAAAAGAAACATGGTAAAGGTGCTATCATGAGGAATAAAAAATGAAAAAATTATCCAACTGGCGACAAGAAGCACTATGGGAACACAATGACGGTAGTGCAAAAAATTGTAAGAAGGGTGAATACTTTTGTAAAACAGATCATAAGTGCAAACCAATACCAAAAGGTTACCATGTTATGCCAAATGGTGACTTGATGAAGGACAGTGCTCACAAAAAAGATGTGAAAGAGGAAGCACCACCTACTGCAAAACATGAGAGAATGGTGAAACATATTAAAAAATCTTATAAAAAAGATGGCAAACTATCAAAAGATGAAAAGTCAATAGCATATGCTACTGCGTGGAAGAACTATAATAAAGAAGAGATAGGAGATGAAAAGAAGAGAAAGAATGCTCTTCAAATTCAAAAGTATGTTGGTGAACAACACTTAGATGAAAGGTTGGGTGGTAAAGGTTATAAATCATACACAGATTTGAGAGGAAAAAAAGTTTCTGGAGACTGGAAAGACTCTGATAGAGGTGCTGGTAACAAAGCAAAGAGAAGATCAGGTGAAAAAGTAGAGAAAAAATCTCCTACATACAAAGCATATATCAACAATAAAGAAGAGTATGTTAATGAGATTGCAATGAAGACTGATACAAAGGTTCCTCTTGGAAGGAGTAGTAATCCTTTTGGAAAGCGAGCAGTTGCAAAAATGGTTGCTACATCAATTCGTGATAAAGTCAAACAGAAAGCAAAAGCAATGACAACATACCATAAAGAAGACTACATCGATGAACTAAGTAAGTATACATTAGCAAGTTACATCGATAAAGGTTCTAAAGATATTGCAAAAAGATCAAGTGATGCTAGTATTAAAGGAATGGCAGGAAAAAGAAAGGAGGCAGACAAAGGATATGAGAAGACAGCAAAGAGAGTTAGGGGTGTTAGCAAGGCAGGATACAAACTAGCATTAAAAGAACTAACCAGTTATAGAGATTTTATTAGTTCAGCACAACAAGCAAGGGATAGGGTGAAAAAGAAACAAACAGACAAAAAAACTAAAGACGCACAGTATTCAGATATGAAGAAGCATGGTATTAAATTCTATGATAAAAAAGGATCGGGTAGACTGGTTGGTGGTAAGAAAAAATATGACTGATATATAGTAATAGCATATTATATTAATCATGATCACTAAATTTTTACTCCCTATCGCTATTGATATTATTAACAAAGCGGTAGATAAAATTCCTGAGGACCTAGAGGACAAACTAAAGGTGTTTGTTATCGGATTACTCAAGAAAGCTGCTGCTAAATCAGGCAATAAAGTAGATGATCAACTAGTCGAAGCACTAGAAAAAGCACTACTAGAGTCTTGAGTTTATAAATAATTGTATGCAAATTGTAGTTCGGGTGTAGAAACATGGCTCTGTGGGGCAACAATGACAACATTGCTACTTTTGGTACAGTAGCAGTTGACGGTACAACCGTCACAGGTACTGGTACTACCTTTACATCCGATGTAACTGTCGGACAGGTAATCCGAGTAGGAGCAAGAGGCGGAGTCGGTACTTATTACGGCGATGCAGTAGTTACAGGTATAACTAGTGACAGAATACTAACCATAGATACTACAGCAGGTTTATCTGCAGTAAGTATCTCGGCAACAAGCTATTATATCAGTGAACTTCCTAAGAGTTCAGTGCTAGATAGTGTATATCAGGAGGATCGATCAGAGTATGATTCGCTAGTCTATGGTATATCAACTGAGACATCAGGTTCCTACCATGTAGGACATCAGGGATGGGTTGGTGTACAAACATACATTGATATGCATGGTACTCTCAGAGTAAAATCTGAAACTCTAGTCGCTATGTCTGGTATTGCTACAGGTGCTAACGGTATTGCATATCCTACTGACGAATAAATAAAATTATTTCATTTTATTATGAGATTTGATGAACTGAATGATAGTAACTATCTCCTCTTCGCTATAAAAAATTATGAAAATCCTCAGGCAGTAACTGAGGATGATTTTTATGATGATTTAAAACGAATCAAATACATTAAAAGACTACTGAAACGATATAAGAATAGTGGAGAACTAAGAACTCATCTAATTCTTAATCATTTCATAGTCCTTTTTAATGTTTTTGGAGATGCAGGAGTGCCTTTATTATTCTTCAAACTCGATAAGGAACTATGGTCTTGCACTAAGAGTTTCCTCTCTTATCTTGGTAGGATACCTGAGTATCCTTCTACTGAACTAAATAATATTGTGGATGATAATTATTGTCTAGAACAATTACGAGATATCTAATGGATCGTCGCCTTGCTAGGATCATTAAACTTGTTAAAGAAGAGATGGTCGGCAATGCAGTCGGGCAGAGTGGTGGATTTGGATCTAAAGCAGATGCAAAAGGACCAGTCGCAGGTTATGATAAAGGTCTCGGTAAAAAGAAAAAAGACAAAAAACCTATGAAGCGATATTTGTACGGTGGTTCAGGATCTAGAAAACGATGGATGTAAATTCTGCTATTTTAGAAAGACTTGAGAAAGTTGTTGACACCCTACAGGAAAATTCTGTCAAGATGGGTCAACTTCTTGCTGTTCATAATGAAAAGTTGGATAAGCAAGATAGGATTGATGCTGTTTTATTTGAGAAGGTTGATAGTGTTCATAGAGAAGTAACTAGAAAAACAGATGAGATTAAGAAAGGATGCGAGAGGGATATACGAATGGTTGATGACCGTCTTAAGATCATGGAAAAGAAAATGTGGACTATTTTTGGTGGTCTTGCTGTTATATCTTTCTTGGTTAGTCCAGTCGGACAAAAGATAATTAGACCTTTCTTGACTAATGGACAGGAAGTTAGTATAATAACAGAAGAAACTGTACGCCTTGATGGATCTGATAGACTCAAAATATATTAGTCTTCTATCAGCTCGTCTTGACAAGTTTAAAAAAGTAAAAACAGATTTGTACAACTTTCGTTGTCCTATCTGTGGAGATTCTCAAAAGCATAAGAACAAAGCAAGAGGATATTTTTATTCAATAAAGAATAATACCAATTACAAGTGCCATAACTGTGGTGCTTCGCTTTCTTTTGCCAATTTTCTTAAGCAGTTAGACACTACACTCCATAAAAAATTTGTTATGGAGAAGTTCAAAGGTGGATTTGCTGGTATGAAAGGTGCCTCTGCTATTGCTGCACCAAAAGAAGTAACAGAATTTGAATCGCCAACATTTAATACCAAGGTAGATCTACCGTTCTGCAAGGACAATGTTCATGGCCGCACATATCTTGAAAGTAGAAAAATAGATCCTACTAAATTCTATTATGCGGATAAATTTTGTGAGTTTACGAACTCATTAAAACGGACATTTGGATCAAATGTAAGAGAAGAACCTCGGATAGTCATACCACTTTTTTATAAGAAAAAATTGGTAGGATTTCAGGGCAGAAGTCTAGGTCCAAACTCTGTTAAATATATTACTATAATGTTAGATGATGAAGCACCAAAAATCTACGGACTGGATAACATCAGAAGAGATGCTCCAGTCTTCATTACAGAAGGACCGTTCGACAGTTCGTTCATTCCAAATAGCATCGCTATGTGCGGTGCAGACGGTGATGTTGGGAAGTGGGGTGTTAGCGATCCTGTTTGGGTTTATGATAACGAGCCAAGGAATCGTGAGATTTGTACAAGAATCTCAAACACCATCGATAGAGGAGAGAAGGTAGTGATATGGCCTTCGTCTCTTGTTGAAAAGGACATAAACGATATGGTTCTTAGTGGACATGACATCATACCCATGCTAGAATCAAACACATATCAAAACTTAGAAGCAAAAGTAAAATTCAACACTTGGAAAAAAGTATGAGTAACGGAACTAAGGTCAAGAAGAGGTCTGGAAGCATCGAACCTCTCGATCTTAATAAGATGCATGTAATGGTAGAAGAGGCATGCAAGGATCTTGCAGGTGTCTCTGCTAGTCAGATAGAAATACAATCTGGTTTACAATTCTATGATGGAATTACAACTGCAGAGATTCAAGAGATCCTTATCAAATCTTCTAGTGATCTTATATCTCTAGAGAATCCTAACTATCAGTTTGTTGCTGCTAGACTATTGCTCTTTAGTCTAAGGAAAAGTCTTTATGCAAAGATCAAAGATCATCCTAGTCTTGGAGATCATATTACCAAGTGTATAATGAAAGGTATATATGATAAGGAAATTGTAACAAAGTATACAGATGATGAGATAGATGAACTAGATAAATGTATAGATCATGACCGTGACTTCCTGTTTACATACGCAGGACTTCGCCAAGTTGTTGACAAGTACTTAGTTCAAGACCGTAGTACTGGTCAAGTATATGAAACTCCACAGTTCATGTACATGATGATAGCAGCTACCATGTTCTCAGATTATCCCAAAGAAAAAAGGCTCGATTATGTCAAAAGATACTACGAAGCAATCAGTAGGCACAGAATCAACATCCCAACACCAGTCATGGGCGGAGTTAGAACACCCATTCGGCAGTATGCGTCTTGCGTTCTGGTTGATATTGACGACACCTTGGATAGTATTTTTAGTTCTGACATGGCCATTGGTAAGTATGTCGCACAAAGGGCTGGTATTGGTATCAACGCTGGTAGAATCAGGGGAATCAACAGTAAAATCAGGGGCGGTGAAGTTCAGCACACAGGCGTTGTTCCTTTCCTCAAAAAGTTTGAAAGCACTGTCAGATGCTGCACTCAAAACGGCATCCGTGGTGGATCAGCAACTGTCCATTTTCCAATCTGGCACAAAGAAATCGAAGACATCCTAGTTCTTAAGAACAATAAAGGTACAGAAGATAATAGAGTTAGAAAATTAGATTACAGTATTCAATTAAGCAGGTTATTCTATGAGCGTTTTATCGAAAGTAAGGAAATCACGCTTTTTTCCCCTCATGATTGTCCTAACTTGTTTGAGAGTTTTGGGACCGATAGGTTTGATGAGTTATATCAGCGTTACGAAAATGATCCAACAATCCCCTCAAGAAAAATCAGTGCTCAAGAACTGATACTAAGTCTTCTCAAAGAGAGAGCAGAGACAGGTCGTATCTATATCATGAATATAGATCATTGTAACAGTCATAGTTCATTCAAAGACAAAGTAGAGATGAGTAACCTTTGTCAGGAGATTACACTACCTACTAAACCACTACAGCACATAGATGATCGTGATGGTGAAATTGCTTTATGTATACTATCTGCTATAAATGTAGGAACTCTAAGAAATATTGATCAACTGGAAGAATTATGTGACCTATCTGTTCGTGGATTAGATGCGTTGATTGATTTCCAAGGTTATCCTGTCAAGGCAGCAGAGATTGCAACTAAGAATCGTAGGTCTCTTGGGATTGGTTATATTGGTCTTGCACACTACCTCGCTAAACATCATCTTTCATATGATGATGCAGAGGCACATAACATGGTTCATGATTTGACAGAAGCATTCCAATACTATCTTTTGAAGGCATCAAATCAACTTGCAAAAGAGAAAGGTGCATGTGGATATTTTGATAGGACTAAGTATGCTGATGGAATTCTTCCTATTGATACATATAAAAAGGATATAGATGAGATTGTACCCAATACATTGAGATATGATTGGGATACTCTTAGGAATGACATAAAAGAATATGGGTTACGGAACTCAACTTTGTCGGCACAGATGCCATCAGAGAGTAGTTCCGTTGTGTCAAATGCAACCAATGGAATAGAACCACCAAGAGATTATTTGTCCACTAAAAAATCAAAGAAAGGACCGCTTAAGCAAATTGTTCCAGCGTACCAGTCTTTGAAACAACATTACACATTGTTGTGGGATATGAAAAGTAATGATGGTTATGTTAAGATTGTTGCTGTTATGCAAAAGTTCTTTGATCAAGCCATTAGTGGCAACTGGTCATACAATCCAGACAACTATCCTGATAATGAAGTGCCTGTCTCAGTCATGGCAAATGACTTGTTAACAACCTATAAGTATGGTTGGAAAACATCTTACTATCAGAATACATATGATAATAAGACAGACGAGGTTGAAGTTGAAGAAGTAAAACAGGGTTTAGAATCACTATTAAGTGAGATTGAATCCACTACCGAGTGTGACGCTTGTGCAATTTAAAACTAACGAAAAAATGTCAGAACCTAAAGGTATGACAGTATTCAATACTTCTAGTGTTGATACTAAAAAACAACCAATGTTCTTTGGTGCTCCTCTAGGAGTACAAAGATATGATTCATATAAGTATCCTGTCTTTGACAAACTAACACAGCAGCAACTAGGATATTTCTGGAGACCAGAAGAGGTATCTCTACAGAAAGATCGTGCTGACTATCAAACATTGAGACCAGAACAGAAACATATATTTACTTCTAACTTGAAGTATCAGGTAATGCTTGATTCTATACAAGGTAGAGCACCTGGTATGGCATTTGCACCATACTGTTCTCTTCCAGAACTAGAAGCATGCATGAATGTATGGCAACTTATGGAGATGATTCATAGCAGATCATATACATATATCATCAAAAACATATATTCCGACCCATCTGAAGTATTTGATACTATAATAGGGGATGAGATGATTCTCAAAAGAGCAGAATCTATTACACATGCATACGATGAATTTATTAACTACGCTCAAGAATGGGGTACAGGTAATCTCTGGTCACAGAGTTCAAGTGGATCGCCATCTTCACAATGGACATCATACGACCTCAAAAGATATCTCTATAGAGCAGTTGCTAATGTCAACATCCTCGAAGGTATACGATTCTATGTCTCGTTCGCTTGCTCGTTTGCGTTTGGCGAACTCAAGCTTATGGAAGGATCCGCTAAAATTATCTCTCTCATCGCCAGAGACGAAAATCAGCATCTTGTCATCACGCAAACAATCTTAAACAATTGGATGAAGGGTGATGACCCTGACATGATTAAAATTGCTAATGAAGAAAAGGGATGGCTTGAAGATGCATTCAAGGAAGCAGTTCAACAGGAAAAGGAATGGGCAGAGTATCTCTTTAAAGATGGTAGTATGATAGGATTAAACGAGAAACTTCTCTCACAATATGTTGAGTGGATTGCTAATAAGAGAATGAGAGCAGTAGGATTAGATCCTATCTATGATATTGCAATGAGAAACAATCCATTACCTTGGACTACACATTGGATTAGTTCTAAGGGTCTTCAAGTAGCACCACAAGAAACGGAGGTAGAGTCTTATGTCGTTGGAGGAATCAAACAAGATGTCAAGAAAGACACCTTCTCAGGATTCAAACTCTGAAGAAATTGAATGGGACATAGAAGAGTGTAAAAAAGCAATTCGTGATGCTGCCGATGACTACGATAAGTATGTCGGAGGATAAATACCAATTAGGAAACTGTCACAGGAAATGAAGACTTTTACAAATTTTATGCTAGAATGTTCTCTAGTGAGGGAGAGTAGTCTAAGCCGAATTAAAAGTAAATCTGACAAAGGAGGGATGGCTGTCCTCTCTGGAACTCGTACTGGTAAATCTTCTAAAGAAAACAAAGCACGAAATAAACAATTAGATAAAGATATTCGTGGTCGTGGTCTTCCTGGTCCTACGAAAACGAAAGGTAAATGGGAAGGAGGCAGTGAACGAAGTCATGTAGTTTCATCTGGCAAGAAAGGTAAGAGAAAATTCAAGAAGGCAATAAAGAAGTTAGGTAAAAAGTATGATCAGGATGCAGTTATTGTACAAACCAAAAAGAATGCTACACTAAGTGCAACTAGAAAAGGAGGATTAGGTAAGACGAAGAGAAAGGGTATAGGCAAATTTAAACCCCAAGGTAAGTCACCTGAGGGAGTAACACAAATCAAAGGAAAAACATTTACTTATGAAAAATAAATCCTATGACGACTCTAATTGGAGAGAGGAGTACAAAGGTTACACCACCAACAAAAAATACCTAGAGTTACTTGAGAACGGACCTAAAAGTCTATCTCAATCATGGTTACTAGGTGCTTTGTACAATGAATGGAAGAGAATGAAGGGGTATAAAGATCCAGATACAGAGAATAAAGGACAACTTCAATCGTCATTTAAAGACTGGAATGCTAGAGTCGAATAAATATCCTTATAAGGATTAAAATTGTGTTATGTCTTCTAAAGTAAAACAGATAACAGACGAATCATTCTACAGGAAAAGATTAGCTTCTGTTGATCCAATATGGGAAGAGTACTATCTTGGTGTCGCTAAAAAATTAATTGAGCAAGGTTATGAGAGTCCTCGTTTATTGGACAATATTATAGAAGCACTCCCTCGTGAGTTAGATCCTGAGTTTTATTCTATAATGTATAAGATTAATCCTCGTTTAAATGAGAATGCAGATCTTGCTGAGAAGAAAAGTGCAAGAGCAATAGTTAGGCATCTCGCTACTATTGGTTTCTTTGAAGGAAAATCCTATGGTTTATACAAAGGATCTGGCAAACCAGGTGGTGCGATGAAAGATTTCCTTAACAAGAAGGCAGAGAAGATGAAGAAGGAAAAGGATAAGCAAAAACCTGAGTATAAAAACAATCCTGCATTTGGTGATCCATCACATCATTCTAATAAAAAAATGTCTGAGGCAAAGAGATGGTGGCAAGATGATATTCAAGAAAAGAAAGCAGCAAAAGATTATGATGGAGACGGTAAAGTAGAATCAGGTAAGGCAGAATACTTTGGTTCTAGAGACAAGGCAATCAAAAAGGCAATGGGTAAGAAGGTCAAGCATGATTGTTCATCTAAAGTAAAACATGAAGAGTATGGTATAGGTGATTGCATCAAAGAAATGCATACACTTGATGAGCATGGTAACATCTCACATTACGATGTGCTGTTTACTAACAAAGTTGTCAAGAATGTTCCTGTTGAAGACTTAGAAGTTCTTGTTAGTGAAATGCATGAGCATTATATTAATGATGAAAAGAATAAGGAAGTAGTAGAAGGTAGCATGAAGCAAGCAAGAAAGAATGTTGGTGCATCTACTTGTTGGGATGGTTACAAAGCAAAAGGAACTAAGAAAAAAGGTGGTAAAGTAGTTCCTAATTGCGTAAAAGAAGAGGACATTGAAGAAGGTAAGGATGGTCTATGGGATAATGTCCATCAGAAAAGAGAAAGAATGAAGGCAGGATCTGGTGAGAAGAAAGCAAAACCAGGTGACAAGGACTATCCAAAGACATTAAATGTTGAGAACACAGTTCTTGACACAGTTAAGTATGTGGTAAGAGAAGGTCTTGCTGATTCATATGTTTTGGATATTCCCATAGAGATAGTTGATTTTCTAGAGCAAAGAAAGTTACCATTAGAGGTTGCTGAGAAACTATCAGAGGAACAAATTGATTACATTTTCAGCTTATACATAGAGGAAGAAAAGAAACAACCAAAGAACTGTGGTTGCGGTCAAAATCCTTGCATAACTTATGGTAAACAAAGTGACAGTAAAGACTCTATGGCAAAAGTATAAGGACGCTCTATTTGAAACATTCCCTGATCTAACAGTAAAAGAAACATGGGCTAATTGGGAAGCAAAAGGTGCTACTTTACACGCTGATATTCGTACAGGTGAGCATTTTTTAAAAGCAAGAGAAGCACAGATAAACGATTCAAGATCTGACATATACAACACCATTCTTTACCCTAAGACTGGTGCAGATCTTCCTTGTTTTGGTATGGATCTCATGAAATTTAGTGAGAAGAAAGTAATAATAGTATTTGACTTCCAACATCCACGAGAAAATTATCTATACTCTGTTGAGAGTTTGCCAAAAGATGATGGTAAGTATAGATTCTTTGAAATGGGTAATCATTTCTCAGAAAATATCTTTGTAAGATATTGTAAACCTGAGGAGGTAAATGATTATTTGCCTATGTTCAAGACATATCTTCTATGGTATAAACATATCATAGATGAAGCAAACCCTACTGGACTAGATACAACAGTATATAAAGACTTTGATACTTACATGACTGAATTGGATCCTGTTAGAGGATATCTAACTGCAAAGTTTGGTAAAGATAAGTCAGAATCTTTTGTTGATAATTTTTTATTCAGTTACAAATGACCTATGACAATCCCTGGTACTACAAAGATACAGCTTTCACTTCTGACGATATTGGCGATTTCTTCGGTTTCGTCTACCGTATTACAAATCTCGAATCGAATAAACAATACATCGGAAGAAAATATTTCTGGCAGAAACGAAAGCCTAGAGGTGGCGGTAGGAAAGTTACATCTGAAAGTGACTGGAAAAAATACTATGGGAGCTGTCCTGAGCTTACTGCAGATAGAAAACTACTTGGAGACTCAACCTTCAAGAGAGAAATCATTTCTCTCCACAAGACAAGCGGATGGGTTAATTATGAGGAGACCAAGCAACTCTTTTTAAATAATGTCTTAGAAGAAAAATTTGAAAATAACGAACCAATGTATTATAATAGTAATATACTGGGTCGATACATGAGAAAAAACTATGGCTGAATTTAAAGACGATACTCTTTATGGTTCTTCTGATACTCACATGTATATGATGGAGTGGGAGAAACATTACATGGAAACTTGTATTAATTTACTAGAACCATGTGGTGATGTGTTGGAGATTGGTTTTGGATATGGTTATTCTGCTACACAAATCCAACAATTTGATATCAAATCTCATACTATCCTTGAACCAGATGATGATGTATATGAAAAAGCGATAGAGTGGGCAAAAAATTATCCTAAGGTAAAAATAATTAAACAAGCATGGCCATGTATAGATAACCTTGGTAAGTATGATTGTTTCTTCCATGATCCTTACATTGAAGATGCTGATGATGAGTTATTAAAATATAATTGCACCAACATATATTTTTTAATTAAATGTATAAAGGAATTGGCAAAGAAAGATTCTAGATTTTCATTCTTTTGCTCTGTCAATGGTGATAATAATACTATAGGACAATACTTTGATCGTCTTCAGAAAACAATGATTGATGAATGTCCAGACGCTGAATATAAAATCTCTGTATATCAATACGACAGTACAAATGTACCAGAACATTGTAACTATACAAGAGAGGGATGGTTGTATGTTCCATTAATTCAAGTTCAACAATGAAAGGCATTCTTAGTTACATAAAAGAGATAGGTCAAGCAGCAAAGTATATGCTGCAAGGTTTGTCTGTAACTTTAGATCACATGGGTCGTAGACCTGTAACTATACAATATCCTTATGAGAAACTTATCCCTTCTGAGCGTTATAGAGGCCGCATTCATTACGAGTTTGATAAATGTATTGCTTGTGAAGTATGTGTTCGTGTATGCCCAATAAATTTACCAGTCGTTGACTGGGTAATGAACAAACAAACTAAGAAAAAAGAACTAAGAAACTATTCAATTGATTTTGGAGCATGTATATTCTGTGGCAACTGCGTAGAATATTGTCCAACTAATTGCTTGAGTATGACGGAGGAATATGAATTATCAGTATTTGACAGACACCAACTTAACTTTGATAATGTCGCTCTTGGACGACTTCCCACTAATGTTACAACTGATCCCTCAGTTAGACCATTGCGTGAACTTTCTTATCTACCCAAGGGTGAGATGGATCCACACACAGTCAAGGACTCTGATCCTAGAGTCGGTATAGATTGGTTGAAATGATAGAGTATCTTTTTCCTACTCCTTTTTATAAAACTAATATTCCATGTCCCAAAAAAGAATGGGATGGTATGATGAATGTCTGTGAAAATTTTTATAATAAAAATTTAGAAGAAATTAATGACTGTGGAAATTTTACAGGCGATCAAGACATACCAGAGTTCTTTTTGTTGCATACTACCAAGAGATTCTATTGGTTGAATTATCATATGGGTCAGGCAGTTAGGAAATATTTAAAAGAGATTACTGATGATCAGGATTATTCTGTTTTCTTTCAAAAGTCATGGCCGAATGTAACTAGATTAGAAGATGGTGGTAATCCAAATCATTATCATAAAGGATCTCATTTTAGTGGAGTTTATTATCTCAGGACTGAGGGTAGTGGAGGGACTTTAAATCTTGAGAGTGGTAATGAAATGGACATGTTACCATTAAATTTAAAACCACACCTAGGGATATATCAATTCAATCCTATAGATGGTGATTTAATTGTATTTCCATCTAGTGTAATGCATAATGTCAGAGATTTTTCTGGGTTACATTATAGAGCATCTATAGTGTATGATATATTCATCACATCTTCTGAGACAGTTGATGAGCATTACGAAAACATTGTTACATCACCACATTTATGGGTAAGAGTATGATTGCTACAGTTTATGACAACTTATTTTCTCCTGCATTTATAGCAAATACAGATGAGATGGTATTTAATCTACCTGTTTCATGTACTAATGAGGCAAATGGCAGACGATATCCTGATGGTGGAGGTGGCACTCATAGATTATTTGGTGAGAATTTATTTGAAAGAACTAGTGTGAATACAGTTACTAACTGGACACCTAAAGCACCTATGTTTCTTGATATGTTGAGGCATATTGAAGAGGTAACAGACACAACATATTATTTGTCAAGGATAGATCTAAATTTACAGCATTCTTTTTGTGATGGTAGTGCTCATATTGATGGTGATCTTAGTAATTCAACTATTATGTACTTCTCAAATTCTAGATGGGATAAAGAGTGGGGTGGTCAGTTTCAAATACTTGATGCACAGCATGGTAGTGTTATAGAAGAGCATGAGTATGTGCCTGGTAGAGTTATTATTTTTCCATCTAATTACTGGCATAGAGGTTTAGGACCAAGGCATCCATATGTGTATAGATACAGTATAGTATGGAGAGTAACAGCAGTTAACACCATTGATTTATGATAGATTATAGTTATACTACGGATCTTAGACCATCCATTGCAACAGTTCCTAAATTTTTACCAGCACAAGATTTTTCTTATGCTGTAGACTTTGCTAAAAAATCACCATACATATGGGGTGAAAGCGATGCTGGAAATTACAAACCAACAGGAATGATCTATGACATCATGGATGAAATGATCGGGGTTGGTGAGTTAGATAATGGAGAGATCGTACCTGAGGCCGAAAGAAACATAGCAATAAGTGATAAGGATCAGCAGATACTTGATATGTTTGATGAAAACATATGTTCTAAGTTTCCAGAGATGGAAGAGTATGATTTGTATAGAGCATATATTAATTGCTTTGCTCCTAGAGAGATAGCAAATTTTCATCAAGACTGTGCAGATGGTTACGATGCTATAACTTTTATATTCTATGGTAACGAACTGTATACTGGTTTGAATGATGGTGGAGCAACTGAGTTTTATCTTGAGGATAAAATTATTGCTATACCACCAGTACCAAATACCCTACTAAAATTTACTGCATGGGTTTGGCATAGAGCAACCCCTCTTAAATCTGATCATCGTTTTACTTATGCATTCAAGTACTGTAGAAAAGATTATTAAGGAAGATCGTTATTTTATAGAAGATAATTTATTTTTGCCTGAGGTAATAAATGAATTAAGAGACTTTGCATTGACTACAGATCTCAAGGATGATTCTTATGAAGGATATCATTCTATAAATTTTTCAAAAGATTCTTTCCCACTTACTTTATTAGAAGACATAGTTACCTCATTAAAATCAAGGTATAAATTTTTAGGAAAATTTTCTAGAGGTTGGGCATTTGTGCATGATAATAATGCTGATGGAGTTACACCTCATGCAGATCCAGCAAAATATAATATCAATCTTTGGGTTAGTCCTAATGAATCTGTTCAAGATTCAGAGAAGAATGGATTAATTCTTTATGATATACAACCACCACCTAGTTGGAGTTGGGAAGAGTATAATAATGATATAATAATGATAAGAAAATACTTAGAGTACACTAAATCTAAGAAGACTGTCATACCCTATGCATGTAATAGACTTTTGATTTTTAACTCTAAATATTTTCATGAGACTAATAAAGTTTCTATGATCGATGGATCAGACAATCGTAGAGTGAACTACACATTTATGTTCGAGTGACTAAATTTTTTAAGGCATCTGATTTTGAATTTAATCCTAACTGGGCAATCAATGTTGAGCCTTGGAGGGATTCTAAGATCATGTTTATTGATGATGTGTACAAGCATCCAGATAGAGTCTATTCATATTTGGATTCTATTAGAGCAATCAGAACTCATAAATCTATCAGAGGGTCTAAGAATGGTATAGATTTTATGGATGGTCAGTTGGCCGTTGATAATAGATGGGATCAGAATAGAAAGTTTCTTATTGAAATGCTTGCTGATGCTTATGGTGTTAAAGACATAGACCCATATGCTATTCCAAATACTATTAATACCTTTAGATTGATATCAGATTATCCTGGTGCTGGTAACTATTGGCATCCTCATATGGATGGGCAATTAAATTTCATGATTTATATGAATCCATCTCATCATATGAAGGCAGGTACTACTTTGTATAGAGCTGCTAATACAAAAGCAAAGGCATATTTAATGAAGAAAGATACTGAGCACTGTACTCCTTGGAGAACAGAGAAGCAGTTCACTGAAGAGTTATGCATATTGGATAGATTTAATCAAGGAGTTGTTTTTCCTGGTCAGTGGTTTCACGGTCAAACAATAACAGATAATTTTTTTAAGACCACTACAAGATTTACTGAAGTTACTTTTATTTGAGTTATGTTAAGAGTTAAATGCAAAAGGTGCAACACGGAATTGACCAGTAGCACTAAGGTTCAGAGTTGTGGGTGTGCAAACCGAACAATTTTAGAGGGTGATACTGTCTCAGCAGTGAACCTTTCAGAAGTCATATTAATAAATAATACATCAAATGTCAGGAAAGCTGGACATTTAACAAAAGATCAGTTAGAATGGCAAGAACAACGCCGTAAAAGACGGATCCGCAAACTTACATTCGAGGAACGATGATCAACCTAGATGCTAGATACCATGAATACTTAACAAGTAACACAAAAAATTTCAGACTAGATGGCATCGATGAAAAAATTAAAGCGTATGGATATACAGATAATGGAAAAGAAATAGATGGTTACTATGTAACTACAGAAAATTATACTTTCTATTTCTGCAAGAAAGGAGAGTTCAAAGGTAAACAGGAGTTAACTAAATGAGTGGAGATTGTTCTGACGATCAACCAGTGATATTTTATTGTAGAGAGATGACTATCACTAAAAAAATTCTACTGTCAAGGGAGGCAGGAGTAAAGTTTGCATATGATATTTTTAAAACAGAAAAAGAATTGACAAAGGATGATGACTAGACTATAATAATGAGGTTAACATATCCAGAGCAATGTCTTTGTCGAGTAAGTTCAAGAAGGACTTGAGTACACTTCGTGCTGCAGCAAACAAGGAAATTTTCCTAGATGTAAAGCACCCCAAACTATACAAAAAGGTTAGAAGGTACTATCAAAACGAGGGACTGATTGAATTTTCGGGCAATGAATTTGCGGACTATGAAGTCCTAATGGATGTAATCTCTGAAGATCTTTAATCATGTCTTGTGGAAAAAACCATGCCTATGATGCCTATCAGACTGCTGCTGATGGGGTTAAACTTGCGGTCATAGAAGCTCTAAATATAGACGAAGAGACAGAAACGCTAAAAGAACTCTGGGACATTTATATAAGTCTCCGTTCTATAGCTGACAACTCTGCACAGT